ATTACTACACCAGTTCCCGAACCACAACCTGAAGTTGTAGAAACGACTGCTGAAGAAGTACCCGAATAATAAATTTTTTTAATCATTATGAATTTTGTAAAACTTGCTTTGGAAAGGGGTGGAAGTATTCATCCATTATTAGTTCCATCTTCATATTTGTTGGGCCCTGCAGTAACTAATCCATCAATTTATAATGATGATGGTAAGATTCTTCTCAATCTCAGGAATATAAATTATACTCTTTATCATTCTGAAAAGAAGAAATTTGAACATCATTGGGGTCCACTAGTTTATATTCATCCAGAAAATGATTTACGTCTTCGCACAAAAAATATTATGTGCGAAGTTGATGAAAATATGCAAATCAAACGATACAATCATATCGATACGACAAAGTTTCCAGATAAAGAACTTTGGGAATTTGTTGGACTTGAAGATGCAAGAATTGTTCGATGGGATGGAAAACTCTACATGTGTGGAGTAAGACGAGATCTTGAAACTACCGGTATTGGTAGAATGGAACTCTCTGAAATTGAAATTACTGAAGAAGGAGTAAGGGAAATTGCCCAATATCGCATTCCAGTTCCAGGGCATGTTGGAAATGAGGGATCATATTGTGAAAAGAATTGGATGCCAATTCTTGATATGCCCTATCACTTTGTTAAATGGACTAATGGGACAGAAATTGTAAAATATGATATAGAGACAAATACTACAGAGCAAGTTCTAGTTAAAGATTGGAAAAATCTTGGGTGCATTGATCTTCGTGGAGGATCTCAAGTAATTCCCATGGGTGGGTATCGTTTTTGTCTTAATCATGAAACATATCTTTTTCGCAGCCCAGCGGATAGAAAGGATGGCACATATCGTCATCGATTTGTTGTTTGGGATAAAGACTGGAATATCGTAAAAGTTTCTGATCAATTTGCATTTTTAAACGCAGAAGTAGAATTTGCTGTAGGTATGTGTGAGTATGGAGATGATTATTTGATCACTTTTGGATTTCAAGATAACGCCGCATATCTTCTTCGAGTTTCGAAGCAGTTTGTCACTGATTTTATATTTGATAATAATCAAAGTAGTAAATTTGTTAAAATAATTCCAACCAGTGCTATAGATAACACTTATTACAATTATGGAAATTTGAATACTCCAGAAAATCCAAGTTGGGAACATGTGCCAGGTTGGTTTGCACATACTGAAGTATTTAAAAAATACATAGAGGAAGTTCCTTCAGAATCAACTATTGTTGAAGTTGGGTGTTTTATGGGAAGATCAACTTGTTATATTGGAGAATTGATTAAAAAATCGAATAAGAATGTGAAATTCTATGCGATTGATACTTTTGAAGGTAGTCAAACCGAACAGTGTCACATTGATATCTCATCCCAATTGTCTGCAAATAATTCTAGTTTTTTCCAAGAATATAAAAAGCATCTTGATTACTGTAAGGTCGATCAATATGTGCAAACTATTAGGGATACTAGTTTAAATTCTTGTAATAAATTTGATGATGGTAGCATTGATATAGTTTATATTGATGCCTCACACGAATATTCTGATGTTCTAGATGATATTGTGGCATGGTATCCAAAATTAAAACAAAATGGAATTATTTGTGGAGATGATTATCATCATTTTCCTGGAGTATCAAAAGCAGTTCATGAATATTTTGGCGATAGTGTCGTCGTACATTCTTCTGGCGTTTGGCAACATAAAAAAGACTAATCAATTATATGAATATGTTTGAAAAATCTATTACCGCAATTTGTGCCTGTAAAAATAGAAATGCAGCATTAAATATTTCTCTTCGATCTTGGTTAAATTTTGACCAAATTTCTGAAATTATTATTGTTGATTGGAGTTCAGATGAATCGTTAGAATATTTGACAAAATGGGATAATAGGATTAAGATTGTATCAGTACCCGATCAAAAATATTTTAATCAGCCACAACCATTAAATCTTGCTGCTGTGTTGTCTACCAGTAAGTACATTCTTAAAATGGATTGTGACTATATTTTAAATCCATATTTTAGTTTTTTTGAAAATGAAAACTATTTTATAGATGATCAATCTTTTGTTTGTGGGCAAAATACTACTGACCGAGGATTTGATCCTTATTATAAGTATCTATTTGGATTTCTTTACCTTTCAAAAGATAATTTTATGAAGGTAAATGGTTTTTCTGAAAAATTCCGTAAATGGTATGCTTCTGAAGACCAGGACATTATGATTAGATTGGAAAATTATGGGTTAAAAAATCGTGGAATTGATTATGATCATAATATAATTCACATTCCCCATCCAGATAATAAGAGAACAGAAAATTTTGAAGCATCAGATTCTGAAAAACATCGTAGAGATGAAATAAAAGAAGTATTAAAAAATAATGGATTTGGAAACCAAGAATTGGAATGGCAAACCGATTTTTGTTTGGCGCAAACACATATTAATATGAATCATGAATGGATATCTAATATGGGAAAAAATTACATTTATGCGGATCCAATGACTGAATGGAAAGTGGAAAAAGTACATTCTCAATTTTATATTGCAAAGGAACATGAATAAGTTAGAAAATTTTCCAACTGCATATTACATGTCTTTGGAAGAATGTGTAGATCGTCAAAAAAATATCACTGATCAATTCTCTGCATATAATATTTCATTGATTCCCATAATTTCGAAAAGATTTTCCGAATCTAATGATAGTGTTAGTGGTAAATATTTGCATCAATTAAATGCTGGAACTGCTGGATGTTGTGTATCACACTTGAAAGCCATCAAGCATTGGTATGAAAATTATAATGAAAATTTTGCATTTTTTTGTGAAGATGATCTTTCGTTAGAAACTATTGAATATTGGGACTTTACGTGGGAGGAATTTATAAAAACTCTTCCCACAGATTATGATTGCATTCAGTTATTAACAATTAGGCAAGATTTTGATACGTTCTCTATTCGTGATAGATATTGGAATGATTGGGGAGCAACTGCATATATTATCACCAGAGAATATGCAAAAAAACTTATAGATACTTATATTAAGGGTAATACTTTTCACTTGGAAATTCCAAATTGTGAAATAATGCCTTTGATAGAAAACATTTTATTCACGACTGGTAAAACATATACTGTTCCATTATTTGTAGAAAATATCGAATTTGATTCGACATTTTCAAAAGATCAGGATGATGATGTAAATTTTGGACAAAAAAATAATCATAAAATTGCTCATAATATTGTATTGAATTATTGGAAATCTAAAATGGAAATAAAGAAGATTCATTTAAAATCAGAACTGGAACAACTTTTGACCAATTATTCGTTGGATACCGAGAATCCAATGCATAATTTTAATATTGCTGTTTGGTATGAGGATCAAGGGCATACCGCACCAGCACTTTCTTATTTTTTGAGATGTGCTGAGAGATCTGATGATGATAATCTTGCATATGAAGCATTAATTCGTGCATCATATTGTTATGATAAGCAAGGTACTAGGGATGGTAGTGCAAAATCTCTTCTGGAACAAGCACTGTGTGTATTGCCCAAAAGACCAGAAGCGTATTTTCTTTTAAGTAGATTTGCTGAAAGAAGACAATGGTGGCAAGATTGCTATATCCATGCTAATAATGCGTTGATGTATGCAGATTTTGAATCCAATCCTCCACTTTTAACTGATGTCGAATATCCTGGAAGATATGGACTTCTTTTTGAAAAGGCAATTTCTGGTTGGTGGTGGGGAAAAAATGAAGAATCTAAATCAATCTTATTAGATCTGTATAATAATTATGATTTAAACGCACAATATCAGCAATCGGTATACGAAAACTTAAATCGAATTGGAGTTGAAGTTGAAAAAAAATTGCCACCAGAATTTTCAAATCCAATTCCGGTAATTGGTGTGCCAATTGTTAATGGTTTTAATTGGTTGCAAAGATTGGTTGATAGTATTGATTATCCCGTTAAGGAATTATGTGTAATTAATAATAACGGAAGAGGTGAACTTGATGAGGATTTAGAAAGACTTTCGAAAACACCTCATAATTTCATTCAAAAAATCCATATTTGCAACCTACCATCAAATATTGGATGTTCTGGAGCTTATAATCTAATTATCAAATCATACATGCAATCTCCATATTGGATTATCTGTAGTCATGATATTGCATTTACTCCAAATTTATTAAAAGAATTTGTGGAGAAATCGAAAGATGAAAACATTCATATTGTCAAAGGAAAACAATATCAATGGGATTTATTTTTAATTAAAGATTCTGTTATTCAAGAGTGTGGATTATTCGATGAGAATTTTTATCCTGCTTATATGGAGGATTGTGATTATTATTTGAGAACTGTAAAGAAAAATATTAAGATTCATAATATGTCTGTAGAATATCTGCATGGTGAAAAAGATTATGAAAATAGTGGATCCCAAACTTGGAGAACAGATCCACAATTAAAGGAAAAAATAGATTATGCTCATGAATGTAATGGGTATTATATGAGAGAAAAGTGGGGAGATTATTGGAGAAATTTAGAAGGAACAGATTGGAATTTTCACCCATTTGAATATCCATTCAATAATGAAACATTATCCGCTTCACATACGACATATGACTTAAAATTTGTTCGTAGAAAGAATCTTGGATTTTAAATATATACTAAAAATAAATTTAATTTTTCTATTATGAATTTTACAATTTACAGCAAAAATGATTGTCCATACTGCCATAAAATTAAAACTGTCTTGGAGTTGACAGAAAGTAACTTTGTAGTTTATACTTTAGATTCTGATTTTACCAAAGATGAATTCTATTCAGAATTTGGTGAAGGATCAACCTTTCCCCAAGTTGTTTGTGACGGGATAAAATTGGGAGGGTGTGTTGATACAATCAAGTTCCTTAAGGAACAGAAAATTGTTTAAAATGAGCATAAATAATAATGAATTCCCCGATATTAATCGTGGAGTCGAAGTTATACTTAAAGGAGGCAACAAAAAGCAGACCAAACCGTTCCACATCATTTTCGAAAAAATGGTCTGCTTTCTTAATCGGGAAACAACCATTCATTTCGAATTTTACTTTCAATCAAGAAAAAAGAAGTAATTTCCCGGAGAAAAAAATGTTAGCAATCAGTTTAGTATTTGGCTCATTTTTAACCGTATTATTTCTTATAGTGGGAATAGGTTTGGGATGGGTTGCTAGAGAGTATATGTTGAGTTATCAGGAAACACCAAGAATGCATCCTGAATTTTATGATAATCATGGGAATGTTATTCCCGATGAAGTAATTGCATTTAGATTTGAAAACACTGACTATGAATATGACGACACAGAAGACGAAGACTAAAACTGTAACTAAAACAGCGCAACCAAAAACAGTTGTTGAAAAAGTTACTGAAAATCCAATTCCAGAACTTCCAGCTAATCCTTTTATTTTTGAAATTCTCAATCTTGCTTCAAAGCAAAGGAGTATTTCTAAAAAAGTTGAAGTTCTTAAAAAATATGAACATGATTCATTGAAAGCAATTTTTATTTGGAATTTTGATGAAACTATAATTTCATTACTTCCTATAGGAGAAGTTCCTTATTCCGACGTTAGTGAACAGGGATCTTTTAACTCGACTTTAAGTCAAAAAATTGAAGATGCTGTTTATAAAATGGGAGAACTTGGATCACAGTCACTTGGTTCAACCGACCAAGGTAAATCATCAATTCGCAAAGAGTATACCAAGTTTTATAATTTTGTAAAAGGTGGTAATGATGGGTTAAGTTCTCTTCGTAGAGAAACAATGTTCATCAATATTCTTCAAGGACTTCATCCACTTGAATCAGAAATTCTTTGCCTTACTAAAGATAAAAAACTAGAAACAAAGTATAAAATTTCAAAAGACATTGTTTCTCAAGCATATCCTGATATTTGTTGGGGAAATCGTAGTTAATATGATTGCCAATTGATATTATCATGAACTTAAAAAATTGAACAATGTAATTGCAGAAAATATAATGTCAACAGAAAAAAATAAAGCATCCGATAAGGATTCCAATTATATTTGGAATCCTCAAGAAATGAAAGAACTTAAATCTCGTTACGGGTGTGAAATACTCAAACACAATTGTACGTTACAAGAAACAAAAGATTGTAACGTACCAACAGATGCGTATATTGTTGAATATATTGTAGATAGTGAGATTTGTTATGATCTAACTAGGTGTGGAAAAAGAGTAAATCTTTTTGATATGTATTATGATAAAATAGGTAATACTATTCGCAGTATTAGATGGGGTTATGGAAAGATTAATCCAAGAAATTGGGGATATAGTGTCCCAGAAAAGAAAAAACGAAAGTAAAATTGTATCATATTTTACACAATTATTTGACTAAATATCCACAATGAGGTATAATACCTCTACGTTCATCTGATATTTGCAAATAGTAAATGCAGACGGAAGTAAGACAACTCGGAACGGGTCGTTCATCTATGGAGACACTCATACTTACATGCCTACAAGCGCAGTTAATTGCTGGAAGAGTTAATAAACAATATATCTCTCTCCAACAAAAAAATGATTTGATTTGGGAACTTAAACAAATTGCTCCCAAAGAGTGTAAAATAGACGCAAA